GTGCTGTCTCAACTGGCTGAAGAACTGCGTCCGCCATAACTGGATCAATGCTTGTGGCAATAACATCCAGGAGGGCATCCACATTCAGGCGGTTGTTGGAGTTAAGCTGGTTCAGTGCTACGAACTGCTGGGTCTTTGCTTCCACTGTTTGTGGGTCAGTGTTCTGAACGTCGAAGTTAATAAGAATATCGAAGTTCTCGTCAGCGTTCCCCTTGTCGAATGTCTGAGGATCAGGGATCCCGGTTACACGGAAGAAGATTTCGTCGGGTCCAAAGCGTTGGAAGCACTTGAATGCCATACGCAGAACCTCTGCTGTGTGGCTAAGGAACTTATCAACTAGGAACTGCTTGCGGATTTGGCTAATGCTGCCCTCTTCATCCAGTCCAACTAGGCGATCAGCTAGATCCAGCAGTGTGGATTCCATCTCAATCGAGCCAGTAGGTGGTGGAGGTGTAGGAGCAAAGTCCAAGTCACCCTTACGGCGATAAGGAATCATACGACCTGGACCCCAATCAGTAGGTGCTTGACCAACTGGATGCAGGATAGGAGGCAGGGTAGCTAGGCTATTGCGGTCAACTCTGGAGTCCCGCTCAACCTTTACTTGGTTCTGGATGCCACGCAGTACAGATGGTACTGTCATTGTGTCATACAGTCGCTTGCTGTCCTCGGATAGCTTGGTTACTACAACTGGGTAGTCCTCGTATCCGTTGAGTAATTCAAACTTAGCGTATCCCTGTGTTACATCGTCACCATCGAACTCACGATGGAATACCGTGCAGTAAATACCTTCTGCACTGTCCTCTTCGTCAACTAGACGCTGGTATCCGTAGCAGATCTCAATAAGTTCCTGCGCTTCGTACGCATTGTCAGTAAGGCTGATACTGCGACCGCCTTCCTGTTCCCGCTCAATTGAGTCAATGTTAACGCCACGATATTTATCAATGACGTGGTCAACGAAGTCCTGATCCCATCCATCTGTGATTACCTTGTTTTCTAGTTCTTGTGGGGTGTAGTAAGTACGCCAGAAGCAGTAAGGTGAACGCTGTGGGTCAGTTACGTACGGAGGGAAGAAGAAGTCCCCATCGGGGGCTAGTGTCTTAACTTCGGGGGCATTGACTTGTCGGCGTACGATTGGCAACTCAGCTACGCCATCCTTACGTAGTTCCTTGATTGCTTTCTTGGCTCGCTTCTTGGTTGTTCCTTCAAAAGTAGCTTGTAGCAAGGCGATGAGTTCTTCGTCATCGTTCCCATCCTGGATAGCTACTGCTACCTCCGGGCTGACTTGTGCAATCTGATTAAGGTCAAGTTCCTGCAGGAACCGTCGATCCTCACGCTGCCATCCGACATACGTGATCAGTAATCCTCGCTCAAGCAAATAGTTAGCACCGAGTTCCATCTCTCGGTAAAATCGTGGAATATAGCCCGAACTGACCATCCATTTAAGGAACCCAGATACTACTTGGCTACGTCCAATATCACCACTCTCAACGGGGAATGCTCGTACATTAGCCCGATTCAGCGATGCCATAAATAAAGATACTAGTCGAGTAATGCGCTCGTCAATGACGTGGCACTCCATATCGGATGATCCCTCCCAAGGGAATGCATCAGCACCGTGCTTGCGGTGATCGCGGCTCTTACCAGGCCACCAGTTACGGCGGTCATCGTAGCTAGTACGGCAGAGGTCAAAGTAGGACTCCAGTTCCGTTACTGTCTGGTCGTAAGCGTAACGTAGGGTCTTAATGTCGGGTTCATCCTGGACGTATGTCAAGGAGTCAGAAATTGAATCATTCAGCATCTTGCGAGTGTAGGCGTTTTTGTATGGATTTTAATAGTCGAATCGTATAAGTCGATGATACGCCTATTGTATCACATAGGTCAGCATTAGTCATTTGTACTTCGGATTCGTGTAATACGTGCCTACGAAGTATCTCCCAGCTTGCTAATCTGTCGGACTGCTCCCTGCACCAATTACGGTCAGTAGTAATATCTTCAGTGGGTTCACTCACAATGTATTCATTTTGCATAGCGGTAGCTGACACCTCCCTTGTCCTCAATTGCCTCAAAGGTAATGACCTTGCCGATCATACGACCCTTGTATCGGCTTGGGACCAGTACCGGTACACGTTTACCAATCTCCTTACTGTACACGTAGTTGTACCGTGGGTTCGGGCACTCCTTGAGAACCTTGCCTTTGAAGTGCTTAGGTATGATTTCCTCAATCATAAAGGAACTCTCTAGTATCTCAGTACCTTCCTCGGTTACCCAGGTGTTCTTACCTCGACCAGTCAGCGAACCCTCTGGTAGCTTCTCAAGCGCGATGCGCATAGCTTCCTCGAAATCCACTTCTTGTTCTTCTGCGATTTGTATTAGTTTCTTCTTAGGCATTAGTATCCTCCTTTACCTCTGTTGGTAGTTTGCATTTTATTGGATGAAAAGAAATCCGGCCCTTCGCCGCCGTTCGACATTCTCAAATATCGAATAACGTCAAAGAAATCCTTCAGTGGCTCGTCACTTTTCCCCGCTGAGTTGTAGTTAATAAGGCTGTCGATAAGGTTACCGCAGTCCTTGTGAATATAGCATAGAGGTCGATTGGCTTCGTCTACCCCTACGTTGGGGTTATAGTTAAACCAATCATCAAGGGCAGTAATCCCTTGTTCCTCCATCTTACCGTCCGATGGTATAAAGCTTAGACCGTAATCATAGAACGAAGTAAATAGGTCATCATTGTTCTCATTCTCCCTAGCAAAGAAACGGGAGTCCCCAATCCTCTCGGTTACTTCTATCTGTAGGTCATCCTCGATCTCCTTGAATAACTCGCAGTACCCCTCGACATTTAACCCGATCTTCTTGGCTGCTGGTCCGTACTTCCACTTAGGGTCCCCGAACATAGCCCACTCGCCGTACGTATCCCGGTCAGGCCACTCCCTGCGAATATATACTTCACCCTGTTCGTTTACACCAGCCCATATGCAGGTGTAGTTCCTTGCACCAGCGGGGTCAACCACCTGGTAGCAGGTGAACTGTGACTTATCCGAAATGTCGGGGAACGTCATCTCGTACTTGTTGGGTTCCTCTGATAGTACGTTTACCTCAGTATTGAAGAATGGCAATAAAGCATTAGCGGACTTAACAGGTAAGCCGTAGGCACGAACCTTGATCTCATCATCAGGGCGACCAGCTAGGTCCTTTGCAATTCGCTCATAGCCACCAAAGGGGTTCTCGTCCGAGTGCAGGTAGATCACGGCCGCATCACGGCTAGGACTGTACTGCTTGATAGGTAACTCCTTGTTATTAAGTAAAGCAGCAGGTCGAGTCTCCAGTGTCTCGGCTCCCTTTAAGTAGTCCGAGATGAATGGCGTGTACCCGTCAATCGGGGTGAAACCAATCACCATCTTTGAGTCCCGTGTAGCTAGTCGGAAACGTAGGGTATTAACCAGCGAAGCATCACCTAGGTACTCATCCAGCCAGGCTCCTATGTTGGACTCCTCCCCAGCCTTGATGTTCTCCTTGCGGAAACCGAACTCGAAACCCTCAAGGATAGTAGCATTGTTGCTGTACTGCGTATAGGTCTTGAAGTCCACACGTGTCCTTGTATCAGGGAACACGAAGGAACTACCCGTGAAACCATTCTGCATAGAATAATTGATATAACCATCAATGCTCTTGGTCTTCTTCTTGAACTCCTTGGGCATCATCTCCCAGATGGCTGGCTGCTGTACCTTAATAGAGGTATCCGCATTCTGAGAAAAACAAACAATGTGACCGTCATTGTTAGAACTGACAGCCTCCATTATGCGCTTTGCACAGCCCGTTGTTTTGCCGCTTCGATTTCCACCTAGGGCTAGTACCTCATTATAATCCTTGAATGAATCCGTCATACGCTCCCAGCCCGGAAGGTCGAACCCGTGGCGGATGGGATCCTCTGTAGCCGCCTGTATGCGTCCCTCGTGCGCCTTGTGGAGTTCCTCAAGTAACTTAGGGTCAGCCTCGCCAAGAAGGACTATCTCCTCGTCCGTGGGTGGCTTGAGGATCGGGTGCTCTGTGAATTCAATTGGCATTACTTTATGTACAGATCAATGAACATATAAGCACTAGCAAATATGAGTATAAAGAGAATACTAGCCTGTAGGGTTTCTATTAGCATTTCTTTGACTTAGCTGGTTGTTCTGTCCTTGGAGCAGTTGGTTTCTTGCTCCAGTCAATATCATCGTAGTTCTTACGCTGTTTCTCAGCATTGTGTCCCTTTCGGGGTGCGCATCCTTTACCCATTGTCGTAATCCTCTGTTAGTTGACTTCCTAGTTCAAACATAGCACTAGCTACATTGTCCTTGTCGTGACCACCAGCCAAGCAAAGAAGGTACATCTCCTGCACAAGCTCCGTAGTAGAAAGGCTGTAACTGAACTCAAAGGTCCGTGTCTCTGATTGCTCCTCTAGTATTATTTTAGTTGTTTGGTTCCCTATCATATCAATCCTCCCATAAGCTATCATCTTCCGAGATGTCATCATCCTCGAAGTCCCAGATCCAATCATCGTCGTCAATTGGGTTATTGCACTCCTGAAGCATCTCATTCGCCAGCATCTTACCTACTGGTCGATTAGTATAGTCATAGTAAACATCACCTGAGTCATCCATTACGATGAACATAAAGTTAGTAAAGTGCTCACCTAGCTGCGCACGGATCCTACCGTACAGTTCCTCATTCTCCTCATTTACTATGAACATCTATTACCTCCGCTTCCTTTGCTTTCTTAATACGATCACGGGCAGCCGCTATAGTAGCCTCGTAGTCATCCTGGGTGTAGACCTTCCGGTCCTCTGTAATCTGCGTAGCCTCGCCTCTAGCCGTCATAGCCTCCCGTGAAGCATTTGATTTAGCTATTGATAACTCCTTGAGATCCTTGAAGCCAACCTCCATTTCGGGGTCATTCTCCATACGGTCACGTACTTTCTCAATTAAATCCTCCTCTAGGCTACTTAGGTTCAAATAGTTCTTGGCAGCTATACGACCACTTAACTCCTTGAATGTCCCCATATGGTCAGCGTAGTCCGCTAGGACACTAATAATAGTATCCCGATCAAAGCCGTAGTGACGCACTAGACGAGTCTGGCTACTGCCCGTACTATACAAGTAAAGCAACTTAGCCGTCTTCTCTGGGTCATATACACTCAAGCACTTAACCTTTAGTCCCCGCTTCTGGTTACTTACCTCGTGGATACTCTGCTGGATTTCACTCAGCAAAGCTGCCTTCTCCTTCTCGGTCTGGCTCATTGATTCCTCGTCTTTCATACCTTCATCAAATTGATTCATACATACCTGTCAACTTATTAATACTATTAATGTAAAATAATATACCATATACATATATTTAGGCTTGACGTTGTAAGCACGTATGGTACAATGTGTACCATAAGACAGCAACATCATAAGGCAGTTAAGTCCTTAAACGTAGTAATCCCTAAAGAATATAAACAAAGGGAATCATAAATTGACTACCATAAACTGACTTCTTATGGTACACGAAGAACACTAAGGATTCCTTGAGTGTACCTGTTAAGTAATATCGGATATAGCCATAGGATTACCTTGGTTTGTTAAATTCCATAGGATTAAAGAGAATCCACGTTGATTTCCATAGGATTTAAATAGGATTCCTGGCCGTGGTAGAAGCCCCTTGAGGACTGAATTTTTTTGAGGGGCTGATTATGTATACATACACGGAGTCGCAGCAACTCGTCGACCCCCTCCACCCCTCGCGCGCGCGTACCCGTGCGCTATTGTCCTGGACCGGTGCTCACTTGTGCAGTAGTGAACGGACGTGCAGTAGGTGCAGCTATGCATATGAATGATTATTTTATTCTTAATCGACGGGATATGTTCGCGCACTGTTCGCACACTGTTCACACTGTCCACACTGTTAGCACTGCCATTGTCGCACTGTCTGAAATAGTGGTATGGTTTGGCGTAGAAAATAAATGTATAGTTTTAAGAAATATACTTGACGCCCTTTTAAATACGTGCATAGATGCTGACTCACTCTTAATTATAACTGAATAAATAAACACTATGAAAAATATACAAAAAATTGATGGAGAATACGAAGTAACACTGCCCAATGGTCTGATTGCTGGATATCAGCTTGGAGGTTACTGGCACGTCGTTAACTCAAACTTGAACTTAATTGCTGGCTGGGTAACTAAGGAGCAAGTGCGTAAACTGTCCAATGTAATCAACTTGGCACACGAATACTATTTCGATGAACACGAAAAATACGGAATGAGATTTGATCATTGCATATGCATTGAGGACATACACGAAATGTTCGGGAGGGAGATTGCCAAGGAGATAAACAATGAGATCGTAACCGATATCCCCGAATTGGGCGTCGAGTTAATCAAGTAAAAGTAAACAAACATTAATACTAAATAATAAATACTATGTATAAACACCACAATCCAAACATCTCTCAACCCCTAATCAGTCAATTGCTGGATGCGCTCGGCAGTCATTGGTATATTTCAACATATGGCAATGATTCATTGGCTTCTGTGCAATATGAGACAACAGAAGGCGAATATATAACAATATTTGTACCGAATGCAATTGAGTGCGACTTAATGCAGGAAGAGCACAGCACATTTCGCGTAAACGCTTTGGATAAATATTATCTTAAATTTGAGACGATTGAAGAAGTGCTGAGAGCCTTCAAGGATGGAGAGGATGAATTCATTGAAGTAACAGAAGCTATTATATTTAAGAAGTAAACTACACAATTAAAACAGTTTGCGGATCTGTAAAACCGCCCTTTAAAAATGAAACGTACAATTAAGGAAGCAACCGACAGAAAAATTTTTAATAGCCTTGAGCGCTGGCTTGAGTCAGCAACTCCAGAGCAACGCTATAACGGGCTGAGATGGTACAACGATGCGCAAGACTGGTCGAAATATTTATCTGAAACTTTCGGCATTGATCGATACAAGACAGCGGGCGTGATTTCCGCACTTTCTCCCAACAACAAATGGGAGCGCAACAAAGTCGACGCGTTCAATGTGTGCCAAGCTTGGAAAGATGGAAAGACGGACAATGACGTGAAAGTTTGCACTTATGGAGCTAACAAGCGCAAAGCGTTTGCGATTCTCAATGGAGATACTGAGATAACTGCCAAATCGCCTAAGACTCACGCATTCGCGGCAAACGTTGGACTGCTTGCTTCTGACTTTGTAACGGTTGATAAGTGGCACATTCGCGCCTGCCTGTGCTCGCCGAAAGAGGGGATTAAGGATTCAGTGGAAAGTTGCACGCCAGCTCAGTATAGACGCTTGGAAGCTATTACGTTGAAGCTGGCTAGGAAATACGGCTTGAAAGGCTATGAAGTGCAAGCCGTAATTTGGGTGACAATTAAGGAAGCTTGGGGAAGGTAGTAAAAGCAAAGCAAGTGCAGCCGACGGTAAAACGTCGGCTTTTTTGTGCTTACTGAAAAGCACGTGCAACGCGAGCTAAGGTAAACGATCACCCGAAAACAAGCCAGTGCGCAAATTAATGACGTTTAAATGCCTTACAAGGGGCTTTGATTAATTGTTAAGGTGTAAGCTAGGGAAGCACGGTAAGACAGCTAGAAGGGGAAGCCTGGGAAGCACGGGAAAAAATGAAAATAATTAAAAAAACATTTGACACGCAATAAATAATAGTAAATAACAGTAATTGAAGCACGGGAAAAGCCCGATGTATAACATATAAAGAAAGTAAAAAATGAGCAACGAAAATAAAAAATACAATGGCTGGACCAACTACGAAACTTGGCGTGTAAACCTTGAGATGTTCGACGGGCTGGACCAGGACGGGTGGAATGATTCATCATCGGATGACTGCAAGGAATATGCTGAGATGCTGATTGAGAATGAAAGCACGGGTTCCGGGTTCGCATTGGATTACGCAATGGCATTCTTACAAGATGTAAACTGGCAAGAGATCGCCGACAGTCTAAACGATAACGCATAACAAAAGCCCCGAAAGGGGCGCAACTTAACATATAAAGAAATATATAATACAATGAAAACAAATATACGCACTTATAACGTAAAAGACATAAGCACGGGAAGGGTTTTAGAATGGACTCTTTCCGATATACTAAGAGAAATTAACTCGGATCGCACTTATGAATGGGAAAATTATAATGAGACGGATTGGCTCGAGGGCTGGAACGAGTGGGTGGAAGGTGACATCTACCGCCTTATTAATACACAATAACAACCACACATAAAAGAAAATGGAAACTATAGAACTACAAGGCGTTGAACTACGCCCGGAAAGATACTTTGACGTAACAGTTGAAGCCGAAGCAGTGACAACTACGCACGAGTGCAGCAGTACAGCAGGGGAGCAGTCCGTCACTGAATCCTGGGAAGAACGCGACTTGGAAGAATTCGAGATTGTGAAACTAGTCTACTGGACTGACAGCGAGACACCCTGCGAGCTACCGGTAGAGCTACTGAATCACGACGACCGGGCTACCATCTTTCAAGAAACCCTCGAGCTTATCTGAACCCTACCATATGACTGTCAATCTTATGACTGCCAGTCTTATGATTCTTTTAATTTTAATTATAATCTATTGTTGACTACCAAGGGCTAACTGTCTTAAGGTACACAGCATATTCAAATCGTGTCAATACTTGATACACCTCATAACCGATAAAAACGTAATAAAAATGAAAAACTACAAAAAAAATGCCAACCTAGATCATCTCGTCAAAGGCGGAGAGAAGGTCTTTTACTCAGCTTGTGTTGTCCTGGCCTGTGCGCTGGGCGGTAGCATTATGCTACTGATCGCTGCACTCATCGCTCAATTCTAACCGACAAAAATACTATGAAAAAAATAAGCGACACATATAAAGAACTAGGGATTGCCTTTACTTTCCCTATCGAGATTTTAGATACCAACGGCAACCAGACTTATTATGAACTCAGTGATGGCTACTGGAGCAAATCTGAGCGTGATGCCATCGGTAACAGAACTTACTTTGAAAACAGTGATGGCGAAAAGCTAGGCACACCTAAGTCCGCCAAGACCTGCGAGGGCAAAGTCGTCGAGGTAGATGGAATCAAATATAAACTAACAGCACTATAATAATCAATAATAATACTATGAATACAGAACTACCATCAAGATCCGGGGACTCAATCCTCGACTTCATCGCGGAGTACAAGCTAAGATTCGTGTGGGTCAAAGCTATGCTACCGGAATCAAAGGAAAGCACCCTAGGGGAGGACACCCTTCTCATCCTATCAAGCGAAGACATCGAGCTGTATTCGGGTCGATACTTTGCTGAGGAGTTCGACCGTAGCACTATTCTACGTGAGGGCGTTGAGTTCATTATGGACCAGGAGGAACTATGAGCGAAGCAACACACGCAATCAATGAATTCTCGGATCTGTACGAATCCGCAATGCGGAATCATAAGCTAATGGAGGAGGGTCGCCAAGCGGTGGCTCACTTCCGGAGGCTAGGTCTAATCAAGGATGCTCGCCGCACCAAGACAGGGCGCGCATCGTACCCAACATATGGAAAGAAAAGAAAATGAGTCACTTCTACAGCTGTAACGATATACTGAACCCTCAGTTTGAGGCGGACATTCTAACACCTGCGCAGGCACGGAAGGTCAAGAAGGTCTACCCTTCTGTAACGACAGTGCTAGGCATAGTAAAGGATGCCTTCCTGGATAGCATCTATAAGCCCCGAATGATCACGCAACTGGCAAGGGAGTACCCACACCTAGTCTGGCAGGAGATCGAGCGTCTTACCTATGGTACAAGGGAGCACCCGGTTACTGGTGAGGAGATTCAGTCCTCGGAGTTCGGGACGACCGTTCACAAGGTCATTGAGGACTTCATCAATCACGACTACCTAGAGATGGGAGAATCCCCACGGGATACACCTTGGAATGACTGGGCTATGCCGTTCGTTGAGTGGGTTCACGAGAGCGGGGTAAAGCCAGTGGCCTGTGAGCACATCATTGCAAGCAATCGTATTAAGATTGCAGGCAGTGTTGACTTCATCGGGTACGACAGTGATGAGAAGTTATTCCTCGCGGACTACAAGTGCCGAACCAATACAAAGGGCAAGGCTAAGTGCTATGACAAGGACTGCCAACAGCTAGGCATTGAAGCCTATATGATGATGAAGGAGCACAAGCTGGACTACCTGCCGGAGTGCATCTCAGTGATCATTGATTGCGATACAAAGAAGCACTACCACAAGGTCTGGAGCGAGGAAGAGCTTGACAAGGGCATCAAGGTAGCAAAGAAATGTGCGGAGCTGTACTGGATGCTCAGAATGTAAAACATAAACATAACCTAAAAGAAAGATACAATGTGGATAATACCAAAACAATTACACACCTCAGCCTCTGCTCTGGATACGAAGGCATTGGGATTGGACTCCGAAGAGTTCTCCCAAATCTGCGAGAGATCGCTTACGTGGAGAGGGAAGGATTCCCTGTCGCGAACCTGGTTGCAAAGATGGAAGCGGGAGAACTGGATGCAGCACCTGTGTTCACGGACGTTAAGACCTTCCCTTACGGAGAGTTTCGTGGATGCGTGGACATCCTCAGTGGTGGCTTCCCGTGCCAACCATTCAGTGCTGCTGGAAAGCGTAACGGCGTTGAAGATCCGAGACACCTCTTCCCATACATCGCCAACGGAATCCGAGAGTGCCAACCTCGAATTGTTTTCCTCGAAAACGTTGAAGGAATCATCTCAGCCAAGACAGCAGACGGAGAGTCAGTTCTCCAGTATGTCCTCCGAGAGTTGGAAGGCTTGGGTTACCGAGCAACGGCAGGAGTATTCTCAGCGGCTGAAGTCGGCGCGCCCCACCAGAGAAAGCGAGTCTTCATCCTTGGCTTGGCCAACAGCGAGCGTAGCGGGTTGCGTGGAGGGTGGAGTAGTAAGCAATGTGGAGATAACCTCAACGGGCTTCAAGGCAACAAGGGAGAGCGGTATAAGCTACGGAGCGAAGCTGAGAGATGCAGTGGAGACTTACGAGAAGAAGAACTGGCCAACAGCAACAACACGGGATTGGAAGGACACCAATGCGACAGTACCTCCGAGCAGGGCGAACCCGTCCAAGCAAACACTTGGGCAACGGGTGGCACACATTGGCCTTCTCGACCAGGCGAACCCCAGCACGACTGGGAAGAGCCAAGGGTCACAGCAGTGGGCGACACCAAGAGCAAACAAGGTTCACCCAGTGATAACGGAGGAGAACAGGGAGCATCTAGCCAATCGAAACAAGTCAAACCTAGAGGAGGAGATTGCGGGTCACTGCGGCAAAGCACAGGGCAAGCTGAACCCGGACTGGGTCGAGCAACTAATGGGTCTTCCAGTAGGGTGGACCGACTTAGGCTCTTGGGAAATGGAGTAGTCCCTGCTACGGCAGCTAAGGCATTCTTAACCTTGATACAACGGCTCAATGACTGAGTACGAGATACGCACCAAGCGTGACGATATGCCGGAGGGCTACGTCGGCAAGGTGTACAAGTGGGCGCACGACGAGAAGGCGGCAACCCTGCTTTTATTGAAGAAGAGACCCGATCCCAGTGGTCGCTGCGTGTTCAAGCGTGGCGGCACTGGCCAGATATTATCAGTAACAGAAGTAAAACATAATCAGAAATAATAATGTACGAAAGAACAGCAGAATCAGTAAGCGGCTTTATGCGATGGGCGGAAGCCAGAATCGCCAAGGAAGTGGAGGACAATGAATGCCTTGAGAGGACAGCAGGCACTAGGGACTTTATCCCCGGCAGTAACTGCAACCGACCTACTCACCGACTCAGCCAGGAGGAGAAGACCGAGATCATTAATAAGATTGACACGATGCGTGGCACCGGTGTATCACTGAAGACATCAGTGCAGCAGTGCGGTATCCATCAATCAACTTACTTCCTATGGAAGAGGACATTCAATCTTCCTGCTTATCAATCACATAAACTCACACACTAGAAGTGAACCGAGAGTTGACTTCGGGGGAACTAACAAAACGTCATCACTTATCAACAACTGAGAACACTATGAGTAAAATTGAATCAATAATTGAATTTGAATGCTACGACAATAAGCCTTCCGATTGCGAATGGACTCTGCGAAAAGAAGATGTACCAGAAATTGCAAGAACCATTAAGAAACTCTTAATTGAAGAAATCAAAAAAGTCCCGAATACCTTTGACGATGCTGTTGAATGTATAAACGATTTTTAGGAACTCATATGAAATCAATACCAATAAAAGTAAGCATTAAGTCAGATAACCCCAGCTGGAATCCAATCTTCAACAGCGTCCAAGTTGGCGTCGATGATGAGGTAGCTGGTTCTTTCCTGATCATATACGCAGATAACGAGCGAGACGACAGTTCTAAAGTTACCCTCGACTGGGAAGAATGGGACGAACTTGTCAAAGTTGTTCGCAAGTATCGTAACGAATGGGAGTGGAAATAGCACTATGAAACCACTAAGCGAAGTATATAATCGACTGGTTCGAGTTCTATTTTGTCACAAATGGAAATACGACCATAGAGAGCCAGCGAGTCGAACGTGCGAGAAATGTGGGAAGACGCAATTCTGGCACGATGCAGAACTATCAAACCCATTTACGGACGGCTGGTGGATATAGAATGATATAACCAACACACACTATGAAAAAACTAAGATATGAGGAATTGAAGGATTCAAATGACGACGCCACGTGCTCTGATTGTGGTGGAGAGCTTATACCTCAACACGTAAATGAGGGACTATATTGGGAGACTAAGGCGCAGTGCAAGAAGTGCGATAAGTGCGGAAAGCTGCATTACTTTCTACTATAACTAACAAATCCAATAAAACACATCTATGAAAAAACTAAGCGAAACACTGACGGAACTAGGGATTGCATTCAGCTTCCCTATCAAGATTAAAGATTCCAATTGCAGAACTACTTACTGGGAAGAAAGCGATGACTACTGGACTAGGTACGAGCGTGATGCCAAGGGTCGTCCAACTTACCACGAAGACAGCAATGGCTTCTGGTGCAGGTGGGAGCGTGATGCCAATGGGGATGTGGATTACTATGAGGACAGTACAGGCGTAAAGAAGGGAACGCCTAAATCAGCCAAGAAGTAAAGGTGTTTGTTTTACACCGAGCGGGAACATTCCCCTGAAGAACCCTATCGGGATTCCTTCATCAATAACCAATAACCAATAACCAATAACACATATGAAAAATACATTAAAACCACTGCCATCATTCGTGGCGGAAGAAAAGTCTGAAGATGATATTACGTGGCTACATCGTCAGCTTGAGGGTGAGGATGATGCACTAACTCGTGCTTACCGCTTAGGGTACCAGGACGGTAAGCGGGCTCTCCATAAGGACAAGGAGCGGCTCGACTGGCTAATTGATAACAACTGTGAGATCTATGAACCAGACACAGCCCTACTGTACTGTGATTGCGACAGAGAGTCCATTGACGAAATGATGGCACAAGCGACGCGTTGAAGCTATACGTTTACATTTACTAAATACGTAAACATTTTTGAAACAAATACTACTACAGATTTGTCACAAAACATCCCTTGAACTTGTGACAATGTCCGTTAAATAGTTCCTTATCCGACGTGACCAATAAAGATATGACCGATAACATAAATGAACCATCACTCACTGACATCATCCTCGATTTAAAGGAGGATTTCATCTACCTACGCAATGAGAACCTCCGGCTACAGGAGGAGAACAATCAACTCAAGCAAGCAATCGCTGCCCTTAACGGCCAGCCTACTAATTCACTATGACATACCTATCACAGAATCAAATCAAGGAGTTCCGGGAGGGCAACAAGCCAATCTCCTGCCCTATACTGGACATCAAGACAGATGACTGGGTGCTGGACCACGACCACCAGAACGGAATGGTACGAGGTGTAATCTCACGCCAGGCTAACAGTCTACTAGGCAAGGTTGAGAACTTTTACCTCAAGATGTGCAAGGGTGAGAAGGAAGATTTGCCAAATACTTTGGAGGCAATGGCTGCCTATCTGGAGCAGGAGACGCTGGATGTCCTTCATCCTGTAGGACTTACACAACTTACAAGAAAGTTTGGAAATAGCTTGACAGCCGCCGAACAAGTAACAGAGTTAAAAGACCTAGGAGCAAGTGATGATGATCTTGCTTCTTGTAAAAATCAAAAGCAGCGCAAAGAGCTGTTCCGTAAACTAACCAAGAATAAATATGAGTAAAACAGAAACCAAGAAAGATAAGATGAACATACAACAGAAACTACAAGGTATCCAGACGGAGCTTAAAGCACCGAAAGGACAGACCAACAAATTCGGAGGGTATCGCTACCGCTCCTGTGAGGACATCCTCACTGCACTAAAGCCCTTGCTAGCCCAGTATGCTTGTACACTAGCCATCAGCGATGAAATCGTCGAGGTAGGCGGTCGAGTATATGTAATGGCTACAGCCACCTTAGCATCCACATCGTGTGAAGGTGATGATGCTGTCAGCACAAGTGGATTCGCTCGTGAGGCTGAGACCAAGAAAGGTATGGACGATGCCCAGATCACTGGCTCCGCTTCATCCTATGCCAGAAAATATGCATTGAATGGACTCTTTGCTATTGACGACACCAAGGATCCGGACGCTACTAATGACCACGGAAAATCCGCACCACGTAAACAAGTAACCCAATTCTAATATGAACCTACATCACGAACTACTCGATCTTATCTCAACTATCCAAGTGCTGGACAAGCACTACGATGAAACCTTTACTGGCATTGAAGATGACCTGGCAGAACTTCGCCAACATAACCTTCACCTAGAGGAAAGAAACAAGATGCTCTCCAAGAAGTTGAATGCGCTGATTGACTACCTTGAGGTAGAGATCAAATTTCCTGACACATCCTTGAAGGCTGTAAAGCTGGACAGGGAAGTCAGCAATAATAACTAAACTAAAACCAATAACGAAAGTAATACTATGTCACAATACGATAACACTAACTCCGGTACATTCTTCGTCAATGACCGTAAAGAGAAACCAAATCATCCTGACTACAGCGGGAAGATTAATGTCGAGGGTAAGGAGTACTACCTCAAGGGCTGGAAGAAGACGGCCAAGAGCGGTACTAACTTCTTGTCCTTAGCGGTGAACCCAGTGGACGGTGCAGGATCTGCCCCCAAAGCTGCAAGTGCGCCAACCAATGACGAAGCCCCATTCTAAGTAATGCAATTCGACAAAATCTGGTGGGATCAGTTCCGCCGTGATGAAGTAAATGCCATTCTAACAATGACTGCCAACAAGAACACGGATTACACAGGAGGCGAGAGCTGCGATAACCCCTTCGCAAATTTCGATGGCTCCTCCGAGTTCGGCGTTCATCCATTGACTGGTGTTTGCATCCGAATGCAGGACAAATTCCAGAGAGCGAAGGCTTTCTGTAACGATGGTCAGCTAAAGGTAGTTACCAATGGCGACCAATCCAAAGACATATTCCGTGACCTAATTGGCTACTCCTTGATAGCCATAGGGATGCTCGAAAGAGCAGAGACCGAGTAAGTCCTTGTGCTAAGATGCTTGCCCCTTACAATTCCGTAGGGGGCAAGTAATTCTTATGACTGATAATATAACCGAAACACACCGTAACGAAATGACTAAAATAAAAGAAGCAGCTGAAGTATCCCTCTCAATCTATAACTCAATTGATGGTTATAAGATCCCGGAAGGAAACCGCGTAGCCCATAAGTCCCTTGGACAAGTCCTTCGTTCTCTGGTAGAATTACTTGAAAATGAACGATCTGGATCTACAAATACACAATCAGCCACATAGTGCTGAAGCCGAGGAAAAACTAATTGCATCCTGCTTACTGCCAGGTGACACATCCATATACGATATGGTTCGTCCCCTGCTTGAGCCAGAGGATTTTTACTTATTACGCTTTAGATTACTTTACCAAACTATTGGTGACCTTGCACAGCTAAGTCAGCCAATTGATGAGGTATCAATCTCAGAGCACCTGAAGACCCTACAAGGGCTTGACGAGGTCGGAGGCATAGCAGGTATACTGTCAGTCACTGACAGCGTCTCCAGCACCACCTCAGTTAAGTTCTACGCCAAGACAGTAGCAGAGAAGGCAAGGCTTCGTGAGATTATGAAGTCCTGCCGACTCGCTGTTGAGGAGGTTGAGAATGAGTCCAAGTCCTACGACGAGATCCGCAGTACCCTTGAGGCTCAGATAACCGAGCGTCCGCTCCTTACCCAAGGCAAGGCTGACATAGGTTTCTCGGCTGACGAGTTACTGGCTGACATCGCTAAGATGCAGGCTGGTGAGTACGAGGCTGACGTTGTTAAGACTCATACCAATAATCTGGACCGTGAGTTCGGCAACCGGGGCATCGCTGCTGGTGAGGTACTGACAGTGGCGGCACCTACCTCCTGTGGTAAGTCAGCACTTGCTATGTACATCGTCTCTCAGTCCGTTGTAAAGGATGGTCACGCCTGCGGGGTGTTCTCCTTGGAGATGCCACAGAAGCAGCTCACAAAGCGACTGACGCAGGTTATCTCAGGTGTTAACCTACGTAGTGTTGAGGATCAGACAGCTAACCCACAACAGGAGAAGCGAGTCTACGATACCATCAACCAACTGAAGTCCTTACCTATATATACTTCGCACGCTGTTAAGAACGTAGATGATCTGTACAGTCAGACACGTCAGTTCGTACAGAAGCACGGAGTAAAGCTACTGGTGATTGATTACCTCCAGCTGATACCGTTCTCATCCAGAATGGGCAAGGCTGAGGGCATCGCTAGTATCTCTCACAAGATTAAGCAGATGGCTATTGATCTCAACATAGCCGTGATCCTACTGGCACAAGTCAACCGAGAGGGAGCCAAGGCTGGCCGACTTAAGTTGTATGACCTGAAGGATTCCGGGGACATTGAGAATGATGCTGATATTGTTCTGCTTATGTATCCGTCAAGCGGTGATGTTGAGTCCTCAAAGGACGTAGACAGCCGAGGGGCGTTCACTCGCTTAACCTATGAGATCGCTAAGAACCGTGAAGGTGAACGTGATATCGGTGGGTTATTTAAATTCTATCACTGCACAGGGAGGTTCGGACAATGACGGAGGAAGAAGTAGCACAGTACATAATGGCAGCATATCCACGGATGCACAAGCTGACCAAAGCCGAGGACGAGTTCAGTCCTTTTGATTACGAGAGCATTGATTATCTGGTTGAGATTAAGGTACGCCGGAAGGCATATGACCCCTGGATCATCGAGCAGTTAAAGGTTGATACCAATATCGGTATCGCTGAATCAGTAAAGAAGGACTTCATTTATGTGAACGGATTTCAGCACCTGCTGTACGCTTGGAATATATCTAAGCTAATTCGGGATGACTATGACTTCGGGTTCGAGGATCGTGAGATGCCCTGGACTACGGACTTCGATGCAGTACAAATAATAACTAAGCGCACTGGGTACTTGTACAACAGCAGCGCACTAATCATCAACACGGAGGGACTATGATAACTAAAGAAACATCAAAGGATATAACAGTAAACGGAGTAAGGGTAACCTGCTACTCAGATGGCAGTGTAGAGGTTCACGGCAGTCGCAGTCGCGGGAGATCATTTGGCTCGACAAACGGCGATGGCTATATGAGGAAAACTGTTAATGCGCAAAAATTCAAAGTCCACGATCTGACCGCAAGAGCCTTCCTGGGGAATAAACCAAAGGGCTATGACGTTGATCACATTAACGGGAACAAGGCTGACAACAGACCATCTAACTTGCGGTACGTGACACGATCTGAAAACCTAAGAGGATACCAGAAGGTTCGCGGTAAGTCCAAGTACAGGGGTGTAACAGCCCCGAACAACAATCCTAAGTTCATTGTGAACGTAGGTCTAGGTAAAGAGCATCAATACAAGCTCAAGTACTTGGGTTCATTTACTGACGAGAAGGAGGCAGCTATTGCTCGTGATACCTTCTGTTTTGAGGAACTAGGTTTTCCACCAGAAGGGTTAAATTTTCCTGAGTTATTTGTTGACAAGCAGGAGGATTCCGTACAGGTTTCCAGTATGCAAAACACTGAAGAAAACATTGAGCGAGTTCAGACCCAGATTGATATGATTCGGCAGGAGTCCAGGCTTCTGTCATACCGTATTGATCGTATGACTGATCAGCGAAAGAGTCTTCAGGAAGAGAAGCGCAAGCTCAAAGATTTCCTTACGCAGGCTAGAAAGCCATAGTGTATAATGCAGTACGAGGTAAGCTGTAGGAGTAATCCGCAGCGGGGCTTTTATGTTCGTCCTTTTTGATCCCTCGTTTCGTTACGGTAGCCCCGTCCTCTGTGTGTTGAGGGCGGGGCTTTTTGTTACCTTGGGTACTGTTGCATCTGTATGCGGCGAATAACAGCTTGAACATCTGACAGCTTCAGCTTGCCTCGCTCGTAGTCATCCCGGAGCATCTTCATTGCCATCTCCTCTGGCATCTTGCCAGCTAGTTCTACGTACCTTGCTCTCTTGTCGATGCGCTTGGATGGCACGCTAGTTGAGATCGGCATATCTGGAACAGTGCCTGTCATTAGATTCTCTACCTCAAACTTACTGAAAGTCTTACTTAGTTGCTTCCTGATTTCCTCTTCTGAGGCTTCAAGTGTGCGAAGGTTGTTCACGTGACGTACTCCCTGCTCCATCTGTGATCGGTAAACATTGTTCAGTTCTTGGTAGGCACCTGAGATGTCGTCCTGATTGTAACTGGCTGATGCGTACTTTGAACGGATCCCAACGAAGCTCTTTTTCATATCGCTGAACTTGTACCCAGCACTCTCCAGCATATCAAAGTTGCGTGAACGGTAACCTAGTAGGTAGCGTAGCCCGTTCTCTACTGTAGTGCGCTCATCCAACTTCTTGATATCCTTTATGGTTCCCGGTGTAAAGGTATCAGCTAGGTACCAGCTCGCTAAGTCAAGTTTCTTGGACAGTCCGTCAACCTTATTGGAAATACGCCGGCCATTTTGATCCAAGTTGTTTTTAGCGGCTACAATGTTCTTCAAGTTGATGGTAAGATCTCCTCCAATCTTGTCCCACAGGGAGTCAATCCACCTGCCCATACCGTCCATAAAGTTATCACCACGTCTAGCAGAATCTACGAGTGATGACATTTCTGCGGTAGGCATCTGGTAGCCCAGGTTAGCTGCGCTGATCTTATTCCCGTCCTTGCGTAGGTGTAGTGCTTGATGTTTCTCCCAAGGAGCAAGGACTGTTTCGCGCATCGCCTTGTCTTTTTCTTCATCGAAGCCTTCTTCTCTGTTCATCATCATTGGGATGGTTGATCCCGCAGATAGGACTGCCGTCAATGATGCCATTCGCTTGAAGCCATTGACCTTGATTCTACGAGCCGTGTCCTGGTTTATTGTGACACCGTACTGATCCTGTAGCATCTTAGCAAATGTTCCATCGGTCATCTGTTTTGCTAACTTAGCTTGGTTCCAGGTTGTCCGTGCTAGTTCAAAGTTAAATGCACCGAACTCATTTAGAATGCCGTACCTTGATAATGAACGGAAACCCTTATTGATTCGGTCATAGTTCATATAGGTATTATTTGTGAGATCGCCAGCCAATTCCTCGAACTGTCTTGTACCCATACGCTTTATGTCAGCTTCAGGTATAACATCACCTAAGAACTTCTTATAGTTCTCGTATACAGATATACGCTGTGCGGTGTCGAAAGCACTGTAAGCCTTACCTACGCCGTTGACTGCACGTTGGAAGAACTTAGGAGTAATGCCATTCTTGAATCCATCGCGGATGTCGGAAGCAGTAATTCCCTTGTCAACAATACCTAACTCCTTGAGTCGGTTCAGTTCAAGCAATGAGATCTTACCGCTCTTAAACTTCTGGGGTAGCGTCTCGTCAATTGCTACTCGCATCCCCTTGCCGTATCCCCTAAATGGGTTGAAACCTTGCCCTGCAACAAGGAAGGCATTGCCAGAAAATTGAACAGGGTAGGACGCTAGGTTCAATGGGACACGTACGAACTTAGCTGCGGCTGTAGTTGTCTTTATTAGGCCAGATATCAGACGAGCTGCCCAGGGACCAGCGTCCTTGACTGCTCCGCTACCGTACAGTTCTTGTAGTGCCTCATTGGCCTCACTTGGTACGTAGATTAAATCGCCCTTCTGAAGTTCACTTGAAGTAACATAACCAGTTGGATTCTCATCACTGACGGGAACCTTGATCTTGCGGGTTACTCGCTTATCACCTGAGCGCATTCCACGTCCACGGATAAATAATGGAACAAATCCTTCGGGTACTGTTCCTGGAGCAAAGGTTGCAGCCGTCCCTTCCTTTAGCATATCATCAGCTATACGTCGATTACCGGCTTCGTAGGATGCTAGACGGCCAAGACGTGAGATTGTACCAAATAGTTTTTCTCCCGTCCCCTCGTACTCACCAAGGTATTCCCTCATCTCCTTGCTTAGATCCTTGTTCTTTCTCTTGAATACTCGCTTGTTACCGGCGACTGTATTCATTGATTTTAATAGATCGTACCTATTGTCCTTAAGGTCCTGTAGGAATATATCAATCTCCTCATCACTAGAACCCTCCTTCTTGAGTTTCATTCTTAGGTTATTAGTAACCTCTGCGGATGGTACATAACTACCATCCTCGTGAAATCTGTACTCACGGGTAAAGTAATTCTTGGAGTCTATGCTGTCCTTGATCTTTGCTGCAATACGTGGATCAATGTCCAGCTCTCCGGACTTGTACATCTCGTAGATTGTATTCTGGTACTGATCAATCTTGATGCGAGCATCGTCAAGCGTGTCCTTGATACCCGCTAATGATTCAGGGAGTACGTTACTCTTGTTTGCCACGTAGTCATTAAGCGCATCAATATCCTCCTTCGGGGCTTTCTTCTCCGCACCCTCAACAATCCGACGAACGGTTGATGCTAGATCAGTAGCTGCCTCGGATTCATTCTTTGCTCGGACTGCGTCCATTGTTGCATTCTTACCAACAACCTGGGATGGGATGATGTTCTTGTAAAGAGTGCGCATAAAGCGAGCACCGCGACCATTCGGGTTCTCACCAGCCAGTGTCTCCACGACTTGCATAGCATCAGGGTCACCCTTCTCATATGCTTCATTTAGGTACTCACCTGTCTTACCTCCGAACTTAGGGTAAGCTTTTTTCATTAGCTCACCAGCAGCACCTAGGCCTAAACCTAGACCGCCACCTACTAGTAAAGCACTACCCAGTTCCTCATTGGTAAGGTACTCACCCTCATCTACAGCCTTCTCTAACTGAGCACCACCTGCTGATATTAAAGCACCACCTGCTGCACGCTTAGTTCCTTCTTTCGCTAGACGGGGTAGGAGACGCGCTCCCTTGGAAGCCTTACCTAGACCACCTGGGATTAGATTAAGAGCTGTGTCAGCCGTTACACGACCCCAGCTTGCTTCATCTCGACCCTCGATCTCTTGAGCCAATAGAGAGCCACCTACGCCGCCAGCCAATGCGCCACCAACGTAACCTAAAGTAGCACCAATTGCCGCACCAGGTACAGCACCCACTCCACCGAAAAAAGCACCCGCAGCTGCACCAGCCTTTGCGCCGAGAGCAGCTCCAGCTAACTTGGCACCCTCGCCTACAACAACCTCAGCACCAAGACCAGCTACTGTCTTGCCTATGCCAGGTTCTTCTTCGTCGAGGACCGACAGGTCAATGCCGCCTTCTTCTTCGTCAAGGACTGATAGGTCAATTTCATCTGTAGGCTCGTCAAGAACTGATAAATCAATTTCCATTACAGTTTACCTTGCTCTTTCATCTTATTGATAACTTGTTCGCGACTAGACTGGGGGTTTGCCTTCATCACCTTAGAGATACGTGCTTCTTGATCTTCAGTAAAACCAGTGTCTTTCTTTGCAATATCATCAAAGCTTGAGAGTACCTCTGGGTCGTATTTCAACCTTTGCAATATGGCCGCATTCATTTGACTCGGAGTAATAGTGCCTGCCGAAACCAGATCATTTGCTTCATCGATCGCTTCTTGTACTTTACTTGGTTCTGCGTCTTTAACGGCTTGCTTTAGTTCACTCTCTAGGATCTCTTGCTGCTGTTTGTAGGCAGCTTCTTGAGCGGCCATCTGTTGCTCCTGGAGGTACTCTGCCTCAGCTTGCTTTCCTTGCATCTCAGCTTGCATTTGAGCTGCCCTTAAAGCCTTACCGCCACCAACTACGTCACGTAGTTGAGCAGTTGTGTAACCACCATAGGTACGAGGACCAGTAGTACGCTCTCCTGCTAGGCGTGTATCACGTTCAGTGATTGTCTCGCCTGGTTGTTGCATACGTGCAGCTAGTCTAGCTTCACGGGCAGCTGATTCCCTTTCGTAGTCCCCGTACGCATCAGCACGTGTTTCAAATTCAGCAGGTATCATACGACCTTGCGGGTCAGTACGCAAGCCTGAGACACCCTCAGTGCCACTAGGTGCGTTTAAATACTCATTAAGGGTACGACCGCCTAAGCGAGCGCGAGTCTCCTCTATGCTCATTGGTGCTGCCCCAATACCTTGGAATGTTTGATCAGCTAATGCTTGTGGTACTGTTACGCTACCACCATCAATATCGAGGGTAGTAGTAGGGATACCGGTTCCTTGGACTCCAGGAGCACCCATCAATCCAGAATCATCTGGAAGTGTAGCAGCTAATTCGGCGGCTCTTTGTGGGGCTGAGGATGGTCCAGTAGGTGCAGTGAATGTCAGCGGCTCATCGCTAAGTCGGGACATCCGTGGAACATCTTTCCTATCTAGCATTTCTTGATAAGCGGCATTCGCCATTTCGGTAAATGGATCAGCGTATCCCAGTGCCTTAGCCCTTTCTACATCTCCAGCCTCCATTAGTCGGTCATACGCTCCACTTACGGTTGAATCAGCTAATGGTTCAGGGAAAAGGAATGATGCGCCAGTGCTTAAAAGTTTTGAAATGGTTGACGCTCCCGGAACACTAAGCTTCCCCGCTGAACCAGAACCAGCAGTTCCGGGAAGTCTAGCTTGCCCTACCTTCTCTGCTATCTTTATTGGAGGTTTCGCGCTACCCCCAGATGGGACAATCTGTCCCGTCGTAGCAGGTGCTCCGCCAGTGGCTCGTACCGAAGGCAGTTGTTTTGGGTTGGCTA